ACTATAGATGTTGCAAAATATTCAAATGCTCAAATTATTATTAATAGTGATAGAGTGGTTTTAAACTCTAAAAAAGATGAAGTAATGATTTTTGCTAAAACAAATATTAATTTAAATACTAAGAATATTATTAACTTAAATGCAGACGAAAGGATACATCTTAATGGGGGATCTGTTTTTTTAGGTACTATTAATAATCAATTACCAACTGAACCTTTAGTATTGGGTGAGAAATTAAATTTCTTACTTCTTGATTTAATGGATAGTTTACACAATTTTGGAGTAGGTTTAGCTGAAGCTATTGTTAGTCCTGAAGGTTCTCCTGCTATGGATATTGTATTAGCGGCTAATGATTTGTGTGTTGCTATAGATAGAATTGAAGGTGATTTAGAGGGAATATTATCACAACAAAATTATACAGCTTAATGTCTAATAATATAAACATATCGTCTGTTATTTCCCCTGATGTATTAAAAAATATTTCAAATGCTGCTGTTATTAAAACTTTTGGTGATCAATTAGTTAATAAAGCTAAAGATAAAATTATATCTGTAGTTGAAGGAAAAATAGGAGAACTTGAAAAAAAGATTGAAGATATAATTAAAAAAACAGTTACATTAGGAATTGATCATAGTACTGAATTAAAAAGATTAGAAGTTCTTCATAAAAATAAGCAATTAACAGATGAACAATATAATGAAGCTGTTGCTACTGAAAATGCTGCTTATGATTTAGCTATTAAAAATTTTGAAGATGAAAAAACAAAATTAAAAGAGGATTTAGTTAAAATAATTTCTGGTCCCTATGAAAAGTTAAAAGCAGAAAGATTAAAAAGAAAAAATAGAGTTAAGCAAAAACGAAATAAAAATAAAGCAGAACGTACTAAAGCAAGAAGAAATTTAGCTATAAAAGTAGCTAAAAATGCCGCTAAAACTTTAGCTCCTATTATTGCTTTACAACTAACAAATCAACTTATTGCTGTTATATCTCAAAGAGGAAAATTAGAAACTCTAGTAAATCAAGTAAATGACTATATAACATCAGCTAATACTCCTGAAACAATACAAATTGCAATTAATTTAAGAAATAATACCATTACTTTAATTAATAACAGTATTAATAAGCTTCAAAGTATTAAGAAAGTTACTGAACAAATAACTCTATATATAACTATATTTAGTTTAATAGTAGCAATATTATCAGCAATTCCTATACCAGTAGCTGTGCCTCCAGGTATAGGTATTCCTTTTAATTTAATTACCAAGATAGTTAAAACTCTTGAAAAAGCTAATAAATTAATAGCTTCATTAAGTGTTGTATTAGCTATATGTACTGTTTTATTAGAAAATGAAATTTCTAAATTAAATGAATTAATACTTAAATTAAAAGAAATAAGCCAAGTATTAGATCAATCAGCATTATCTAATTTAAATGATCAAGAATTATCAGATTTAACGTCAAGTTTACTTAGTAATGTTGATCAATTCGGTGAATATAAAGGATTCAAATTTAAAATTAGAGAAGAACAAACATTAGGTGCACAACAAGCAATAGTTGTTAAAGGAATTAAACGTCATTATGCCGTAGCTATTAATCGTGATGGCGTTGAACAATTAAAAAGTGAATATTCATTTACTTTAGACCCAAACGATTTAGTAGAACAATTAAAATTAGTAATAGATCAAAAGAATTTACAAGGATAAATATTTATAATTATGAACATCAAAGCATTTAAAAGATTAATTAAAGAAGCCGTAACTGAGGCTATCTATGAAGAATTACCTGATATTTTGAATGAAGCAATAGCTCGTCAAAATAAAGCAGCATTACGTGAAAATCAACAAACATTGAATTTTACTAGTAATGATATCCAAACATCAAACCCAGTAAATCCAGCACTTCGCAGTCAGCTTGTAAGTAAAATGGGATCTATGTTTGGACATAATATACCTCCTACAAACAATTTACCAACATTACCAGATAATTCTGATCAAGCTATTGACCTCTCAGCCTTTATTGCTGATTCAGCAATGAACATGACGGCTCAAGAAAGAGCAGGATTATCAAGATTAGATTAATATGCCCATACCTCAAACGATAAGAGTAAATCCACTTGATTTACAAAAAAATGTTGCTATTGGGGTAAGCTTACCTTTTAATGGTGGGGGAGTATTTAATAGTACCTACACCACTAAAGATCAAATTAAATCTAATTTAATTAATTTATTATTAACTACTAAAGGTGAAAGAATACTAAATCCACTTTTTGGGTGTGATTTAAGAAAATTTTTATTTGAAAGTATTACTAATGACAATGTTGAGACTTTAAAAAATAGTATTTTAGATAGTATAAATACTTTTATACCTGAAATATCTGTTCAAAATATTATTTTAGTTCCAAACAATGATTATAATTTAGTAAGTATTACTGTAGATTATTTATTAAGTATTTCTCAAACCCCTGATCAAGTAACAGTACAATTTGTATAATAATGAATGAAGATAAAAATATATCGTATTTAAATAAAGATTTTACATCTTTTAAATCAGCATTACAGCAATATGCTAAGACCTATTTTCCAACAACATATAATGATTTTTCTGAAGCAACACCAGGTAATATGTTTATTGAAATGTCTTCTTATGTTGGCGATGTAATGTCATTTTATTTAGATACTCAAGTTCAAGAAAATTTCTTATTATACTCTAAGGAAAAAGAAAATTTATATGCTCAAGCGTATGTAATGGGATATAGACCTAAAGCATCGTATGCTTCAAATGCTACTATTGATATATATCAATTAATTCCTAATGTTTCTGGATCCCCAGACTATAATACTTATGGTTTACTTATTCCTTCAAATACAACAGTTACTTCAAATTCAACAGGTACTAAGTTTTTAACTACACAACAAATAGATTTTACCAATACCGGTAGTACTGAAATTACTTTTTACAGTAATGACTACTTTTTATTTAAAAAATCAGTTAGTGCTATTTCTGCTGAAATTAAAACTTCAACTATATCTTTTGTAGGTAATCAAAAGTTTTCAACATCAAACATTGCTGATACCAATATATTACAAATATTGAATGTTACAGGCAGTAATGGAAGTACTTGGTATGAAGTTCCTTATTTAGCTCAATCTTCTATATTTCAAAAAACAAACAATACTGGATCTAATTCCGATCAAGTTCCGTATTTAATGAATCTACAAAGAGTCCCTCAACGATTTGTATCTAGATTTTTATCAGATAATACATTACAATTAGAATTTGGAGCAGGATTATCCTCAAATAAAACAGATTCACAAATAATTCCAACAGCAGGGAATATCCAATCAGGATCTGTACCTGGTATTTCATTGATAACTAATAACTATAATGAAGCATCATCTTTCTTTACTCAAGAATATGGATTAGTACCTTCAGGTTCATTAACAGTAAAATATTTAGTAGGTGGTGGAATAATATCTAATGTTCCATCTAATGATTTAACTATTATTAATACAACAGGAATTACCTCTACAAAAAATGGTTATTCAGGAGGTTTATTTTCTACTATTTTAAGCAGTGTTATATCAACAAATCCAAATCCTTCTACAGGAGGGAGAGATGGAGATACAGCTGATGAAATTAGACAAAATACTTTATATGCTTATTCTACTCAATTAAGATCTGTAACTAAAGATGATTATACTATAAGAGCATTATCGATGCCCTCAGATTATGGTACTATAGCTAAAGCATATATTTCTCAAGATTTTAGTAGAAATCCTCAAGAAACTACTTCTTATACACAACAATATAATCCTTTAGCTTTAGACTTATATATATTAGCATATAACTCAAATAAAAATTTAGCTACAGGTTCTGTTACCTTAAAAAATAATTTAGTAACCTATATAAATCAATATAGAATGGTTACTGATGCTATTAATATTAAAGATGCTTATTATATTAATATTGGAGTAAATTTTGATATTACTATTTCCAGTGGATATTCTAATAAAGATATTCTAACATCTTGTATATCAACTTTACAAGACCATTTTAATATAGATAAATGGCAAATTAATCAACCAATTTCACTATCAGATATTACTTCTAAACTTTTACAAGTTAAAGGAGTACAATCAGTAGTTAAATTAGAAATTGTAAATAAACAAGGTGGAAATTATTCTCCATATGGATATGATATTTCAGGCGCTACAAGAAAGGATAATATATATCCATCACTTGATCCTGCTATATTTGAAGTTAGATATCCTGATGCGGATATTCAAGGTAGAGTAGTAGTAGGTTAAAAATTAAAATTAAAAATATGAATTTAGAAAAATTAAAAGGACACATCCCTGATAACGTTATAGCTCAAATTCCTGGAGTTATGAGTAAATTTGAAATTAATACTGCATTGCGTTTAGCACACTTTTTAGCTCAATGTGGTCACGAATCAGGTGGTTTTAGATTAACTAAAGAAAACTTAAATTATAGTGCTAAAGGCTTAATGGGTATATTTAAAAAATATTTCCCAACCGAAGCATTAGCTAAACAGTACGAACGTAAACCAGAAAAAATTGCTAATAAGGTTTATGGTGGTAGAATGGGTAACGGACCTGAAGCATCAGGTGAGGGTGCTAAATTCTGTGGCCGTGGGTATATCCAATTAACTGGTAAAGATAACTATACAGCATTTGGTAAATCAATAAATGAAGATATTGCTGCTAACCCAACATGGGTAGCTGAAAAATACGCATTATTATCAGCTGCTTGGTTCTTTAATAAAAACAAATTACACACTATGGCAGATGGTGGTGCAACTGATGCAGTTGTTACGTCTATTACTAAACGTGTTAATGGTGGTACGATAGGTTTACCGGATCGTATTAAACACTTTAAAGAATATTACGCACTATTAGCGTAAAATAGTTTGGTAGTTAACATATTTATATGTAGTAATTACTAACTATGGCAATCTATAAAATATTTCCTGAAAAAAGCGCGACTATATATTCATTCTATCCAACACTAAATACTGGATTAGATGAAATATTAGAAATTAGTACCTTTGAATCAATTAATAGCACTGATGAAGTATCACGTGTATTAGTTAAATTTCCTACTAATCAAATAAGTGAATCATTAGCTAGAGCTACTGGTAAAAACTTTGATGTTTATTTAAAAGCATATTTAGCTAACGCTACTTCAATTCCTTTAAATTATAATTTAAATTGTCATCCGATTGCAACAGATTGGAATAAGGGTACTGGTAGATTAGGTAATTCTCCTATTACGACTGATGGTGCTGGTTGGCAATATAAAGATCAAGGTAGTGGTAGTGTATGGTTTTCTAGTTCTTTTGCTTCTGGAACTACAGGTTCTTATAGAAGTGGTAGTAATGTGGGGGGTGGATTATGGTATACTAGCTCTAACTACCAATCAACACAATCATTTACAAATTTAACTTCTAAAGATATTGAATTAAAAGTAACGAATGCTGTAAGCGCAAGTTATACTAATATTATATCCAACTATGGTTTTATTTTAAAATATTCATCATCTTTAGAATTTACAACACAGTCTAAATTTGAAACAAAATATTTCTCAGATAATACTCATACTATATACCCACCATGTTTAGAGGTTAGATGGGATGATTCGTCATATAGTACAGGATCATTATCCGTTATTTCTAATAACTTATTTGTTCCTTCATTAGGTAATAATAAGGGTGAATTTCAGCAAGATTCAGTTCAACGATTTAGAATAAATGTACGAGATAAATTTCCAGCTAGAGCTTTTCAAACAAGTTCAGTTTATTTAAATAATAAGGCTTTACCATCTACTTCATATTGGTCAATAAAAGATTTGGATACCGAAGAAATTGTCGTAGATTACGATACAACATACACTAAAATCAGTTGCGATACTAGTGGTAGTTATTTTGATATATATATGAATGGATTAGAACCGGAACGCTACTATAAATTATTATTTAAAACTGCATTATCTAGTGGTGAAACAGTTATATCAGATAATGATTACTACTTTAAAGTTATAAGATAATGTCACAAATACCAGTACAAAAAACTGTATTTAATAAGGATACTTATAGTCGAGTAATTGACACTCAGTTTCACCAATTAATAAACCAAGGTATTGTTGAATCTCCTTCATTTACTATTGATGATTTCTTTCAATTGTATGAAGATTTATTTTATCAAATTCCAAGAGAAGGAGATACAAATTCACATAGATATATCTTGCAAAAAGAAGCAGATTATTTAGGTGTTAGTATTAGTCAAGATGATATCCAGGCATTATTAAACGAAATAACATCACTTAGACAAGAGGTACTTGATTCACAACAAATAATAAAAGATTTGACTTCTAAATAATGGCAGACAATATTAAAATAATAGGATCAATTTTAAGTACACAAGAAATATCTCGTTACAACGAAGAAGATATTAGATTACTTACCTCCCAAACAATACAAGAAAGTTTTGGTAAACAAAATGACTATATTGAATACTTCATCTATGATGCTGGAAATAATCTTTTAAATACAAATTATAGCTACAAAAGCTTTAAATCTCCTAATACATCATTTGTAACAACTTCTGGATCTTTACCTATTATTGAAATTGACCCTATTAAGGACTTACAAAATCTAGGATATTCATCAGGTGAATTTAAAGTACAATATAACTTTTTTAATAACCAAGTTTCAGATTCCAATGCTGACTTATTTTTAAAAGAAATATCAGCGGATAGAACAGAATTAAGAATCGGTTCTACAATTTTAACAAATGATGAAATTGAAACAGCCGCTACAAATTTAATAAATCAATATACAGGTTCAGCTTATTTTGTAGATTATATTATTAATTTTGGTAATAACATTCAAGCAATTGCGGTAAACGTTGCCCTAAATAGGATAGAATCTGGTTATGAGATATTATTTAAATTATATCAACCTTTACCTATTAATATATCGGAAAAAGTTAATTTATGGGTTGTAAAAGAAAAAATTAATCCATATGTTTTTGATATTAATCTAGATAAATTAATATTAGCCACCGCTTTACCACAATTAAGAGGACCTAATTTTAACATAGATGTTCCTAATCAAAATAATATTGCTACTTCATATCAAACTTATACTAGTTTAATAAATAGTGTACAAAATTTATCTACATCTTCTTATCAACAACTATTAAGTTTAATTACTTCACAAAGTATTAGTATAAATGTAGACTATACTGATTATACTAATTTTATATTTTTTAGTTCAGCTAAGCAAAGATTAGTTAATTTTTATAATAAAGTAAAGCAAATAGAAGATTATAAAAGTGATATAGTTATATATCAAACTTCAACTTCAAGTTTGTCTTCTAGTTTTATAAATAGTACTACAGCTAGTATAAATGATATTATAACTAATTTTGATGGATTTGAATATTATCTATATTTTGAAAGTGGATCACTTACATCATCTTTAGATTATGGAATTAATCCTTATCCAAAATCTACTTCTTCAAAACCATTTACATTATATCCTACAAGCTCTCTTTCAACAAATACATGGTATAATGCTGCTACGTCTAGTGCTGATGATTATGATGATTATAATTCAAATTATATAATAAATACTCTTCCTGAATTTGTTAAGGAAGATGATAATAATAATCAATATATTACTTTCCTTAATATGGTTGGTCATTATTTTGATAATATTTGGATTTATTTACAAGCAGTAACTGATGTTAATTTAGCAAATAATAACCTAAATAAAGGTGTATCTAAAGATTTAGTATATCATGTGCTACAATCATTAGGAACTAAATTATATAACCAATACGGAAATTCAGATAATACTGATTTTTTAATTGGGGGTAGTGGTAGCGTAAATTTTGATAATAACTTTACATCAACCGGTTCTTATTTAAATGCAATTCCCCATAAAGATTTATTAGCAGAATCCTATAAAAGAATTTATCATAATTTACCTTTATTATTAAAAACAAAAGGTACAACTTATGGTTTACAAACATTAATTTCAACTTTTGGCATTACAGGAAGCATATTACAAACAAAAGAATATGGAGGTGATACAAAATCAGGCTTATTAAATGAATATAATAATAATAAAGTTAGAATAGTATCAAATACAATAACAGGTAGCGTTTTATCCCCATATATTAGTTTACAACAACAATCAACTACATCCTCTCAATTTAGAACAAATGACTCTCATTATGTAGATATTTCATTTTCACCTCAAGATAAAATTGATATATTTGCTTCTGCATCTATTGCAGCATCAGCAAGTGTTACTTGGAGCTTAGATGATTTTATTGGTGATCCTGGCTATCAATATAGTAGTTCATACACAACATTAAGTACTGAAAAGGAAAAATATTATTCTCCTTTAAGTGCTTCTATAGTTCCATTTACTGGTTCTGTAAGTAGTGGGTCAATTGCTGCTACTGACTACAATAGCTTTATTCGCTTAATTCAGTTTTTTGATAATTCATTATTTAAAATGTTAAAAGATTATGTTCCTGCAAGAACAAATCTTTCAACGGGTATTACTATTAGCTCACCTATACTTGAAAGAAATAAATGGGTTATGGCTAATACTTCTAACACTTCAAAAATAAATGAAAATGAGGGAAATATTAGTGGATCTACAATTAAAACTGAGTATACTACTTTATATACAAACTTAACAGGAAGCAAATCAGCTTACTATAATGGTGAAATGACAGGAAGTGGAATAAATGTTTACAATTATTTTATAAGTGGTAATTTTAATCCATATTTACAACCTACCTCAAGCCTTACTACTGGCTCTAATGTTAGTTCATCTTTATATGCTTTTAATCATTCTGATTTTAATGTTACTTTAAATAATGTATCTAAAAGTAGAATTTCACTTGTTAGAAAAGATATCGAATATGTTTATGGTACTACAGGTAGTATAACTTCATCTGCTGAATTACAGGATTCATATGAATCTTTAAAAACTCACCAACTATCACGTTATGAAGGATCTAAATTATATAGTTTAAAATATAATAATTACACTAGTGCTTCTAATGATTATGATGGAGATTTATCATATGGTAAAACAGCTGTTATAGATAGAAATTCTATTAAGTTAGGATTATTTACAGAAATAACTCCAAATAAATTTTTACCAAACCGTAATAATGCTTCATTAAAATATTTAGTTGATGTTGATGGTAATTTTACAGAACTAAATCAACGTAATAAACATTGGGAAGAAGTACAAAACATTTTTGTTACTAACGATACGGGTAGTATATCATTATTTAATAATCAACTATATAGTAATCAAAAAACTACTAATGGTGAAAAACCAATATTTGATAGTGGATACACATATAATCCTATATTATACTTTACTGGATCTTGTAGCGCTGACTCTAAAATATATTTTCAAAATATAGAAGATCCTAGCAGTTATTTAATATCAGCCCAAAATTCAGGTTCCCCATACTTTTTTATCAATGGGGGTGGTGCTTTAGGTAATGCATTTCCTTTAGAAGCTAATGGAAAAATGAGAAGTATCTTTAATCAAGAAATTTCTGATTTTAATAGTGTATTTACTCCAGGAAGTCCTACAGCAACTTCAGCATCATATACTGCTTCAGATTCAGGAGATTATAAATTAGAGGCTTCTTTTAATATAACATTAGGAATACCTTTAGGTGGAAGTGGAAGTTATACTTTAAAATTACTTAAAAATGCAGCTTCTATTGTTGAAGATACTCAAACTATTACTATACTAAATGAAGCTACTGCTTCTAATAGTCAAACTACTTTATATACCCATCAAACTATTTTATCACCAACAACAGTAACTAGTAATAAACCTATTCGTTTAAATGGATTAAATCGTCCAGCTGGAACTACATTTACTAAATGGAATGCTTATTTTTTAACTAGTAGTGCTTATCCTCCATATCCTACTTGTAATTTTGGAGGTGGGAGTAGTGAATGGTATAGTTTAAATAATTATGGGTATACTTTAACTTCTATAGATTGTAGTATTGCTTCAGTTACTAGTATGTTTTCATTTGATGATACAGTATACCAAATAGAGGATTTTGATACCCCATCAGGTACTCAAACTAAAACAGTAACTATAAGTAGACCCCAATCTTCTCCAATTTCTCTTACTAAAACTGATGTATTAACTTTAGAATTTTCTCAATCATATGTAAGTGTTAATGGGGGTGGTTCTGATTATACTGCTTCGATATCACAAGGCAGTTTAGAAATAAGTTCATTAGCAACATCAACAGGATATTCTAACACAACCTGCCCTTATTTTAATTCATCTTCCTTATCAGCCTCTATAGCAGCCGGAAGTATAGCTAATGTTATAACATTTAATACTGCCTTAAGTAATTTTCATAATAATGGATATCAATTTGTACCTAACCCACTTACAGGCTCTATAAATAGCTTATATAGTAGTAGTGCTACTTATGGAGATGTTGATTACCAATTCAATATTAATCCATATGATATGGTAGTTACTTATCTATCAGATAATACCTATGTTGAATCTAGAATAATAAGTTCATCTTTATCTGGTAGTTTTTTTCAAATTCACTTAGATAATGAAATGTCTACTTTACATAGAAATAATATAATGTCTGGTTCATATACACGTTTTTTATTACTTAAAAAAATAAAAGATGAAACAAATGTTCATTTATCATTTATAAAACGTGCTGGTAAAACATCATATGGCTTTTTAATACCTGAAGATATTAATCAAAATGTATTAAATAATATAGACACAATAACAAAAGAAGCTAAGCAAAAACTACTCAATGATCAGTCAGTAATAAGTGGAAGCTTATAATTTTAACATATTTATAGTATATACAACATAAAGAACTATGGCAATTTTAAATCCTACAACAATAACTGTAGACGCAATATTAACCACTAAGGGTCGCCAATTATTGGCACGCAACGATGGTTCATTTCAAATTACACAATTCGCATTAGCCGATGATGAAATTGATTATACTTTGTATAATCCAAACCATCCATCAGGATCCGCGTATTATGGTGAAGCATTAGAAAATGTACCTGTATTGGAAGCTTTTCCTAACGATTCACAAATAATGCGTTACAAATTAGTAACATTACCTCGTGGTACCTCTAAGCTACCCGTTATTAATATTGGATACAATAGTATTTCATTACGTCAAGGAGCTTCATTAACAATTACACCACAAACACTTAATTATTTAGGCTCTACAAGTACATTTGAAGCAAACGGATATACAGCTACGATTGCTGATTCTCGTTTAGTGTCTACTTTTAGTGGAACTGGTATTACAGTAACTGCTCCTGGTATTACAGGATTAAATACAACAACAGGAACTGTATTATCAAATACTCAAGTAGGTACTTCATTTACTCTAACAGGTACAACTATTAATACATTGTTTGGTTCTTCATTAACAGCATTATCAACTACAATTACCGTAATAGGTAGAGATAGTGGAGCAAGAGTTACTGTTCCTCTTACTATTCAAAAAGTATCAACCTTCTAAAATAATTTAATATAACATATGTCATTTTCAAGATATAATCCCGAAGATTCAGTAATTAGTTCAGAAACCGTAGTACGTGGTTTATGGAGTGGAGATAGTAATACTTTAAGTACACTATATACATCTAGCTATACTGAATATTATTTAGATGTATATAAAGATGCATCTTCAACAGTACAATTTAGCATACAATACGGACATTTATATGGATCTGGTTCTAATGTTATAAATTCTGCTGTAACTAATACTTCAGGTGCAATTACACCTTCACGTGTTGTATATGGTGAATATAGAAATTTAGTTTATGGAACTGAAAATACTCCTTTTAGCTTTAATAGTGCTCAAACAGCAAGTGGAATTTTTATAATAAACATTGCTCGTAATCGCTACAAAGAATCTTTATTACCAGGTTCACTTAGTTTAACCCTATCAGGTAGTTCAGGTAATATTAAATTAATAGATGATAGTTCAACAACTAGTTTAACTAGATTTATTGGTGAAAATAAAGTAAATTATTTAATTAGTGGAAGTAGTAATACTGCTTATAGTACTAGTCCTTATTATGGAATGGTATTTCCTGATCTTAATATTATTGTATTAAATGCTACATCAGGCACTTCAGGTTCATTAACAGGATTCATACCTACTTTATCATCAGGTACTAGTGGAATTTCAGGAAGTAATATTAATGTAACTAAATTATATGCTTCTATAGATACAGGAAAAAGTTTAAGTTCTTTTACTTTACAATCTTCTGAAACAGTATCTTCAAGATATTTCTTTACAAGAGTAAAAAATAGTGAATTTAATTATACTACTAATCCATCTGTTATAGATGATAATGGTAATTTATTATATACAAGTTTAATTAATAATCCTCAAACATACGTTACAACAGTAGGTATGTACAATGATAATAACGAATTATTAGCAGTTGCTAAACTAAGTAAACCTTTAACAAAAGATTTTACTAAAGAAGCCTTAATCAGAATCAAATTAGATTATTAATGCATGTCTTCATTCAAAAAACTAAGCAAATCAGACGTTACTGTAGTACCCTACAGTGCTAATAAACAATGGAATCTTTCCTATTGCCCTCTTCCTCAGAATGATGCTAATGTAGTTATATATAAAGGAACCAATGTAACAGGCAGTTTCAATCCAGAAACAGACCCTCAAACTTGGGATACATACGAAAGATTACTTTATAATCAAATTAATCATTTATTCTATCAAACATATTCCTCTAGCTTAGACACAGCATCTTTAGCAAATTCATTTAACTATGAGTCTGCTTCCCAACAACGCCCAACTTCATCTTATTTTGTCTATAATGACAACCCTAGATTAATAAAGAATTTCCCTACAGGTTCAGATAGTAACTACTGTTTCCCTACTACTTTTAGTGGTAGTATTCGTGTATTAGCTGTTAATCAAAATACCTACGGAAATAAATTATTACCTTATACATTTAATTTATCATCTTCAGCATATAATATAACTGATGATGGGTATGGTAATTTATATGATAGTTCAACTCATGTTGGAAATATATTTTATGCTCATGGTTTAGTTGTAATAACTAATCAAGATTATCAATTGATGTTTCCTATCCCACCATTAGCGTATAATGATACAGTATGTTTTACTGCTAATTCAACTCCTAAAATAGTTTATCCTTTATTAAACGATTGTGGAAGAACTAGGACTCTACTAACAGGATCATTAGCATTATCAGGTAGTACTACAGATTTATCCTACTGGACTAATAATGGGAATGGAACTGTAACTTTAACCGCAACAACCCCAGGAGAATATGTTATTTATTATACGGTACAAGCATCAACTACTGGTGAGTGTGCTCCAATAATAAGTAATAAAGCAAAAATAACAGCTAATGTTGTTGCTGCTGAATGTGGATTCGAACTATTTGTAACAAGAATATAGTAACAATAAAATAAAAGAATGGCTTGTATAACCTATAATGTATTTTGTGCTGATGCAGACAATCCAGATTCAATTGATGGTAATTTATGGATCACATATTATGACTGTACAGCAGGAAATATTAGTACCGTTGTTGGTGCTTTAGATGATGCTACTAGACAGGTGTGTGTAAATGATGACTATGGTGCTAGCATATATATAGTAGGAGCAGGGTCACAACATCTTCTCCCTACATACTCTACTTTAATTGCCACTGAAGTATCTTGTAGCCTTCCTTCACCTACACCTACACCAAGTCCTACTAACACCCCCACTGCAACTCCAACTAACACTCCATTAGCTCCAACTCCAACTAATACTCCAACTAACACTCCAACTGCTACTCCTCCTCTTTTTTATGAAATAGTAGATTATGGAGATAATGCAGCAGAGGCATGTTATTCTCCTATTAGCTATTTCCCAATGCAGGGTAATGGTACAACTTTTTGTAATTCAACAACATTTACAAATGTTGCATGGAATTCAGTTGCAACTGGACTTTATAAAGTATCTTATGGTGGTAATTATCAAGATGTATCACATACGTTTGGACAAGGGTTTGCAACAGTTACTGGTGGTGGATGTACAACTTGTCCGGCTCCTACTGCAACTCCAACTTTAACTAATACTCCAACAAGTACTCCTACAGCAACTGTAGCTTATACCTACTGGTATGCTGAATATTATAATTGTGGGCAATGTGAATATGGTGCTCAAGGAGTAGGTACCTATGTTAAATTCCCTCCAGGTTATACTCCAACTATAAATAAATTTTACTTACAAGATAGTGGATTTCAAGACTATTCTTATAAAATTAAAAATTCATTTACCTATACATCAGGGGCATTATTACTAGCTATAACTCCTTATGATGATTGTTTTATTGCTTGTGGACAAGCATATCCTGCAACTCCAACTCAAACACCTACTAGTACACCCACTTCAACTCCTACATCCACCCCAGTTTCTACTGCAACAAATACAGGTACACCCACTGCTACTCCAACAATAACTCCTGATCTTTATAATTATTATGCTGTTGATGTATATACTTCACTTTGTACCTTTTTTGTTACAGGTTATGCTAAACTATATA